CGGTTGATAATCAAACCTTTGGTTACCAATCTCGGTATTCGGAGTACAAGTTTATCCCGTCTACTGTGCATGGTGAAATGCGTGATACGTTAAAATTTTGGCACATGGCACGCGAGTTTTCGAGTGCGCCAGCGTTGAACAGCACTTTTGTAAAGTCTGATCCTACTCACCGCGTTTTTGCGGTGACCGATCCGAATGAGCATAAGCTCATTGTTCAGGTTTATAACAATTTAAAGGCAATACGCCCGATTCCTTACTTTAATAACCCTACGTTATGACTTTTAGAACAAAATACAATTTCGACCCGGTTGAAGCAATTGGCGAAATCAATGAAGAACCCTCTATGACGGTTCCTGACATGAATTATACGGTTAGAGAAATGCTCGATAAATTCGTGCGTGGACACGAATTACCTGTTCGGCAGTCCGGGCAATTCGATGATGAGGATGACCTCGAGTCGTGGGAAGTTAACCCGCTTAATCTTGGTTCTTATGACCTTACTGATCTAACGGAAATGCAGTTGGAGTTGGAAGCAAACCTTAGCGAAATTAAGCGAGCTAGGTCCGATTTAGCGCAAAAAGAAGCTCAGAAAGCTGACGAGAAGCTCTCTGATGAGGCGAAAGAAGAATAATGACAACGAAGAAGAAGGCTGATCGAATGCGATTGGCCTTCTTTTTGCGTTTTAAAGCCGTTTTTGGCTTTATCTGTGGTTTGCTGGCTTAGTGCCCTGTCTTTAGGTTAGAACAGGGCACAAACGCCGCCAGTCACCCCCGTTTTGCCCTGTCAGTGTCTGACCTAAAGACAGGGCTGTCTGAGATTAGCACCTATCCCTCTCGATTAATAGGTGCTAATTGACACCTTTTTTTGAAACCTTTTCAAAATAAAAGTGTATCATTGGATAAACAACTAAACGTTCTTTGACATGTTGAAACCCTCTCTATGTTAAACAGGCCAGCTGCCCAGACATGGGATAAGAACCTGTATATGAAGTCGTTACGACAATTTTATTATTTTAAATTTTATTAAATGTGGAATGCTGTTATCAGTGCTGCCACTCAATTTGGCAATTCGTTGTTAAATAGACAGACAGCAAATTTAAACACAAAGCGCACGTTGCGTGCTCAAAAAGAGTTAGCCGAATATGGCTACCAGAAGGATCTTGAAATGTGGAATAAGGCGAATGAGTATAATTCTCCCGCTGCTCAAATGCAGCGTTTGAAGGATGCAAATTTGAATCCGAATCTCGTTTATGGTTCCGGTTCCGTCGCTGGAAACACATCTACTCAGACTCCGAAATATCAACAGTACAATCCCGAGTATAAACAAATGCCGGTTCAAATACCGGACATAACGGAAGTACTGGGTAAGTATCAGGACTTTAAGATGAGGCAGGCGCAAACTGATGCTGTTCAGGAGGACGTTCGATCAAAAAGAACGAATAACGCTTGGTTAGCTGGTTTGCTTGAACTGAAAAATCAAAAATTATGGGAAGAAACCCAGCAAGCTGGCGCTAAGACTATGTTTGAGAAAATTCTGTATAATACGGAACTGAACAAAGGTGATGATTGGCGCGAGAATGTAGCCAATTCTCGTGCGATGGCTCAGTATGACGCTACTACTAGGTCTAAGATTTTGGATAATCAGTTAAAAAGTATGGATAAGGTATTGCGTTCAAAAGGCGTTAATGCCTCGGATTCCCTATTCATGAGAATGATGACCCTTGATAAATCTGGATATGACGTTCAGGAATTACTTCCCTATATGTTTCTGGATACCCTAGGAAAGGCTGTTCCCAAGCTGAATCTCGGTTTTGGAAAGTTTTCCCAAAAACGAGGAACTGAAAGGTTTTATAACCCGCGCAAATATGGAGTTTACAATCGCTCAACCGGCGAAGCTTTTTAATTATTAACTATTAAATTTTTTAATCATGAGAAGAAGAAGAAGTTATGGCCGTAGAGGCTATGGAAAGAGAAGTTATGGACGTCGTCGCTCTTTACGTCGTCGTCGTCGTCGTTCAGTTGTTAATTCTAGAGGAGGTATAAGGTTATGAGACGGAGACGGTTATTTGGTAGGAATAGACACCTAAGAAAAGGTTATCTCCGGTCAAAGTATAGGAGACGTAGAAGGAGATGAAAATGGAGTGTTTTTCCCCTATTTCAATTCGCGACCCGAACGGGACGAGTAATGCACAGCGAATTACTGTTCCCTGTGGTCGTTGTCATGCGTGTTTATCCAACAGGCGTTCAGAATGGATTACGAGATTGGAATTTGAAAAGAAAGCGTCATGCAATAGTCATTTCGTGACCTTAACATACGCTGATCCGCCTCTTGGCGGTAACGATATTCCAACTCTTGACAAAACCGACTGCCAAAGATGGATGAAACGTCTGCGAAAAAAACTCCCGAAAGACTCTAAGATTAAGTACTTTACAGTTGGCGAATATGGATCTAGAAGTCTTAGGCCTCACTATCATTCTATCATGTTTAATCTGCCTGATAATCCTCAGGAAATTTTAGAAGAAACTTGGCAGAATGGTTTAGTACATGTTGGCGATGTTACTGAAAAATCGCTAAACTATACGTTGAAATATATTTTATTTAGTAGAAAAGACAGTGAACTTTATAATTATGTGGAGAAACCTTTTGCTCTTATGTCGAAAGGCATGGGAAAGAATTATCTGGATGAGCGATCTGAATGGCACGCTAACGATGTTAATCGCAATTATGTGGTTAAAAGTTCAGGTCAAAAAGTTCGCTTGCCTCGTTACTACCGAGATAAAATGTATAGTAAAAGTGACAAAGAACAGCAATTAAGTTATGCACAACGAAGAAAAGCACAAGAGAATGAAACGCGCGAGAAGCTCCGAGCGACGCAGGAGTATAAACAATATCTTGAACGACGGGCCGAACGTAAGCGTTCAGAAGGTGGTAAGCTGTAAAGTCGACGGACAGCTAGTTTTTCCGTGGCAAGAAACAAATATTTTAAAAGATGAAACTATTTAATTCAGTACAGAACAACAGACCTAAAAGGTCTTTATTTGATCTTTCCCACGAAAGAAAGATGAGTATGAATATGGGTGATTTGGTTCCCATACTTTGCGAAGAAGTTATCCCGGGTGATACGTTCCGAATGAACAGCGAAGTTATGATGAGGCTGGTCCCTATGATAGCCCCGATGATGCATAGGGTGAACGTCTACACTCACTTTTTCTTTGTTCCTTATCGTATAATTTGGGAAGAATGGGAAAAATTTATAACAGGTGGCGAGGACGGTGAGGCATTGCCTACCGTGCCGTATATCGCGAAGGATTCTTACACTGCGGCAGGCCGTTCCGGAAAAGGAACTCTAGCGGATTATTTAGGATGTAAAACCTATGATGGTTCTCAGTTATCTGGAAGTGATCGGTTGGTTAGTGTTTTGCCGTTTCGTGCTTATCAGACAATTTATAACGAGTACTATCGGGATCAGAATTTGGAAACGAAAGTTAATGTAGCTAAAACGTCAGGGATTGAATTGAACGTTAGTGCTATGATGGCACTTCGCAAGCGAGCATGGGAAAAAGATTATTTTACGTCAGCGTTGCCCTGGACTCAAAAAGGTGGAGATGTTCTTTTACCCAACGATGTAGTTTTGAAAGATGATTCGACTGCTCAAGGAAAACTGGTTACACCAGTTACTCACACTCCTACCGGTACAACCACTGGTATAGGTCATGATTCTGCTGGTGGTCTCCAGAATGACGGTTCTATCGATCTTGTTTATGATCCGAACGGTTCTTTAGGTAGTGAAACTACCATTGAGGAGCTTAGACGAGCTACAAAGCTACAAAGATGGTTAGAACGGAATGCTCGTTCTGGCTCCAGGTACATCGAACAAATGCTGTCGCATTTCGGTGTAAAATCTTCGGATGCTAGGTTGCAACGCCCTGAATATCTTGGCGGTGGAAAAACTCCGATTGTTATTTCTGAGGTATTGCAGACTTCTTCAACGGACGCAACTTCTCCACAGGGTGAAATGGCAGGTCACGGAATTGCAGTTGGAAACTCTCACAGGTTTAAGAAGTTCTTCGAAGAACATGGCTATGTTATCGGTATTGTGTCTGTTCTTCCTCGGACAACCTACATGCAGGGAACCAGAAAACACTTCTACAAAGATGATCGTTTTGACTTTTTTTGGCCTGAGTTTGCCCAACTTGGTGAGCAGCCAGTCACGAACGGTGAGCTTTATACGACTTTTGATCCGTCGGTTGATAATCAAACCTTTGGTTACCAATCTCGGTATTCGGAGTACAAGTTTATCCCGTCTACTGTGCATGGTGAAATGCGTGATACGTTAAAATTTT